CAGCCATAAAATTAAAAAAGCCCCAATTTAGTTTGACAAGTTGCAGTTTGTCATTCCAAAAAGGAGCAATAAAATTAGTTTTTAATCGGTCCTGCAACGTACCTAAACTTCAGCAAATATAAATTTTTGTTTTGAATAAACAAATGTTTTTAACTTGTAAATAATTCAGTCTGTTTGTTTTTGAGTGCATCCTCAGCACGTTTGGTTTGTTTTTTCAAGTCATACAAAGCTAATTTGAAAGCCTCTGTTGATGATGGCGAAAACCTTTGTACTTTCATTTCATCGTTTTTTTGTGCTACTTTGTTTGATGCTGAAATAAGGCGGGTAAGTTCGATGGTGAGGTTCATTAGAATAAAGTTGATTGTTGTTTAGTTGCAATCAATGCTGATAAATTAGACTTAGACAAGTCAAAATAGCTTTCTTTTAGTTCAAATCCTATTCCTTTTCTATCCATTTTTACAGCCTGGTAAACTTCACTACCTATACCCATAAATGGAGTTAAAATAGTATCTCCTTTGTTACTATAAAGGTGTATTAATCTTTCAATAGTATCTAGTTGCAAAGGACAAATATGCTTTTCATCGTTTTCTTCTCTGCCATTTCTAAAACCTTGTAGGGTATTAGAATAATTAATATCCATCCACACAGGCGAAGCGTATTTTTGCCATAAATCAACACTTAAATCTGTATTTGTTACAGGGTTATTTCTTTCTCCATCCTTTCTGAAAATCATAACATAGTCTGGAATACCCACCCTGCTCATGGTGCTATCTTTTTTCACTTGCTTATGTAACAAACCTAGTGCCTTTGTTCTTTGCATTTCAACTACAGGATCTTTCCAAATTGTTACTCTACTTGCATAAACAAAACCAGCATCTTCAAATGCTTTTAAAAGAAGCCCGCTAAAATCTCTTAAACCAATATATCCGTGCTTTCCTTTTTGAACAGGTAAATCCATGCAGTGAACAGCAACATTCCTACCTGACATCATTACTCTAAATAATTCTTTAATTAAGAAACTAAACTGAGTCAAAAATTCATTGTAATCCTTTGAATTCCCCATATCTTCTAAATGACTAGAGTAAGTGTATAATTCCGCGAATGGCGGGCTAAATACGCTTAATCCTATTGAATTATCAGGTACTTCTTTTATAAGTTGAACGCAATCACCTCTTTTTATTGAATAAAATTCATTCGTTTCTTCGGTTGTATCATAGTTCCCTTGTTTCATTGTTTCGCCAGCTAAATTTAAATTTATAGCCTTTGCCATTTCATCTTGCATAATTTCAAATTGTTTTTGTTTGGTATCAATAGCCTGCTTAACGTTAGCCATCGTATCAGTTGTGATTAAATAAATGTTTACTTCGTTTTTTTGTCCGAACCTATAACTTCTGCGGATAGCTTGATATAACCCTTCGAATGAAAAATCTAAACTTGCAAATATTTGATTTCTGCAATTTTGGAAATTCATGCCAAATGAAGCTATTTTAGTTTTGGTAATAAGTATTCTAAATTCATTGTTTGCGAACCCTAATAACTTTTCTTTTTTCCATTCGTTTGTATCACTACCTTTTACCTCAATTGCATCTGGTAGTAATTTTCTCAATAGTTCGCCTTCTTCATTTTGCTTAACCCAAATAATAAAGTTTTCATCTAATCTTGAATTAACAATACTAACGACTTCATTCAATCTTAATTCTTTTGTAAGTCTTAATTCATGATTAAAGTTTGTTGCAGAAATTATAGCATCATTGAATAATTGACCATTTTCTCTATTAGGTGTCTTTATTTGCTTTTCAATTAAATTTAAAGTAGGCAAATCATACCCATCCATTTTAAACCCTATATCCTGAGGTTTGTTTAGCATAATAGCCCATGTGCCAATAAATTGATAGAATAGCTTAATAGCATGGCCTTTTAATCTCCATTTGGCAGTTTCACCACCATCATGAACAAAGTACATTGCTAGCATTTCATTCCTTGTCATAACGTCTAAGAACTCGCTATGGTTACCTAATTCCATTGGATCATTTGGTGAAGGAGTAGCGGTGCAAGCCAATTTGTAAGGCGTATCTTTAAACTTTTGAAGTATTAAATTCTTTGTAGCACCTTCAAAGTTTTTCAATATACTACTTTCATCAAGAACCACACCACCATATGAATATGAATCAATATTATCCAATTGCTCGTAATTATCAGCATCAACATAATCAATGCTAATATTAAATTTACTAGCCTCTCTTTTAGTCTGCTCAACTACAACTAAAGGCGCAAGTATAAGAACCCGCTTATTTGTGTTTTTTGTTACTTGATAAGCCCATTCCAATTGCATTAAAGTTTTGCCTAGCCCGCAATCTGCAAATATTGCATACTTGCCAGCTTTTAATGCTCTTGAAACAATAAACTTTTGAAACTCAAACATATTACTATTTAGGTCGCTTGCTAAAATGTCAAACCCAGATGTTATATGCGTTTTCTGTTTTGTCTTTAAAAAATCTTCGTATTTCATGTTACTATTTTTGTTTTATTTATTGCAAATATAAGTCTTAAATTGGTATTTCAAAATAAAATAATGGTTATCTTAATAGTTTTTTTAGCACCCACCATACCCATCTACTGGGTCTTTAGTGGTTGGTGTGGTTTGGTTTCCGTTTTCATCAATAGCGATTCCGTGAAAGTCTGCTAGTGGTTGGTAGTTGCCGTCATCAGCATTCTCCCAAATTACACCCTCTATAGTATGCTCCCACGTAAAATTCCCATCTTCTTGTAGGTTATATAAATATAATTCTGCACTAGGCTCGTTCCCTTGCTCTTTTTGTCTTTCAAATACTATTTCCTGCACCCACATAGGTAGGTCTTTAATTAATTTACTCATAACGATTCATAAAATTTAATTGATGAAATAATTAAGTCCATAACGCGGTCTTTAATAGTGGCTTTAAATATGCCATGTTCTTTTTTACTTGTCGGATATTTAATAAAATAACCCGCTTTCAATACTTCGCCACATGCTGAACCAATACCAGCAACCGAACCGCAAATATGAGTTCTTGTCTTGCCTTTGTCTTTTTTGTAGGCAATAGCTATTTGTTCTATAAGGGTTTGTTTCATAAGTTATTTTTTTTTATTTACAGGTCGTATTATTATTTCATAATCTACCTCAGGATTAAAATAAGCCCTTGCAGCTTCACTATAAGGCCCATAAGGAACTCCAGCATTATATTTAGGGTCATGTTCAATGTTTGCATCGTAGCATGAGAGCTTTGATATTTCCATACCAAACCTTTCTTCTATAACGGATTGGTAATCTATTGTTTCATCTTTTCTAAGTATTAGAAACTTTATGCAGTCTTTCTTATTACTCATGCTTGTAAAAATTGAATATTACTTGGATAAGGATATTTATTACCAACAAAGAATTTATCAGGGCTATCAAGATATTTCAAATCAAATTTATCATGTTCAACACTTTTTTGTTCTTCGACTTTGTTTAATTCTTTTTGCTTTTGATAAAAATTATAAACTACATCATATTTAATTGCAGGATTTTTAACTTTGAGCAATTTGGTAACTTCGCCAGCCTTTAAATGAAGATGATTTATGACAAATAGTTTTTCATCTTCGCTTAGGGTGCCTAATCTATTTCGCCAATCAATGTTATTTTTTGTCGCCCACTTTGATATAACATTTGCATTTGATTTGCACATCGCAACTATTTCTTTTTTGCGCTTGATTCCTAAATTGGCCTTGATGATCTCAATATCTTTTTTTGTGATGGTCGATACTTTTTTACCGCTTTTGGTTTTTACCTTATGTCTTTTGCAGTAGTGTCTAACGACATCATAATTAGCTTGTAATCTTTTTGCCAATTCTCGGTAGTTTAAATTCGCACCGAACTGAGCAATATATTTTTTTTGGGTTTCGTTTAGTGGCATGGGTTTGGGTTTGGGTTTTAAGGGTTAACAATTTCGTGAATGGTAATTGGGCCGTCGTGTAGGGTTAGTTTGGATTGCTTGCCGTTAAGAATATCAATGTAGTGTAGTTTCTTTTCTATAACTAATTCACATCGTTGTTTAATTAATTCAATTCGGTTTTCATCTCTTGGCACTATTCGAATATCAACATATTCTTTTGCCATGTGAACACAATAGTTTACAAAATATGTGCCGTCTGTATTCGTGCAATACATTTGATGTTGCATTTGATCGAAATACTTTTGCGAAATTTCACCTTTTGCAATAAACTTGAAATAGTTTTTAGGTGATGGGCATTTTATTTCGCCATTATGATTATTACTTGCTAATCCGTCGGGGCTTGCCCCGATATGTTCATTTAGTTCTACAAAGCCTATTTTAGACAAGTCAATGAAGTTTAAGGCTAAATGTTCTTTTAGACATTCAAAGGCGCTTGGCTCGTTGTCAATACCTCTTTGCATATCAAAATTAATGTAGTTATCTTCTACCATGCCGTGAACTGCCTCAATAGCTAATTCTAAGGCTTTGTTATCTATTGCTTGCTGTGTCTTAGCGTTACCAATAGGTCCAAGGATTGAAGTAATGTCTGAGGCTGTGATTTTTGCCTCTCTGACTTTGTACCATTCAGGGCTTCTTTGTTCGTAGGTGTAAACTTTAATTTCCTGCATAACTTAAATATTGTTTTTTTACTTCCTCAGTGATAGAATAGGCTGATTCAATTTGTTCAATGGTTGCGTTAGCTAGTTTGGCCTTTTCAAAATTAGCCTCAGTAAATTGCGGTTTTTGTTTTGGCATTGGTTGTACTTGTTTAATTCGAACACCACCCACTACTTCGCCTTTCATCTTTACATTTTCATCAATGTATAATTCTACTCTAATATTTTTCCAATCTTCAACAAATGGACTATTATTTGAGAATGATTTAACTACTTTGCAGTTTGTTGAATTAAGAACTAAGGGCTTAATATTTTCGTTGAAATATGCTATGTTAGCACTAATATATTTACCTGCTACATAAGCACCCGACTTTGGTACGCCTTGTATCGCTGTAAATTGTTTCACTTCTTTAATCGTAAATACTAACGGCTTTTTTTCTTCGATTAAATCTTCTAGGTCTGCAATACCTAAGTGATCGGATTTCATTACCTTTCGATAATGTGTTTTTGAGTTTGTCATGTTTTTTTGGGTTTAAATGTTATTCAAATTCGGCTAATCTTGCGTTGACTGCTTCGGTTATCATGTTGTCGACTTCTTCAATATCTTTGATGTTATTGTATCGTTGATGTAGTCCATGTATTTTCAAATCTTTAGTAGTTAGTACCTTTTCAATTTCGTGTCGGTCAACACATTCGTTAATCTCTTGGATAAACGCTTCCACGCTTTGTTTTAGTGATAGGTTGTTCATTAGTGGCCGTCTTTATCGTTTACAGGTTTTGTGTATTCAATATGCTCGTCTGTTGCTGGGAATCGTTGGCGCACAAATTCAACAATATGTACTGAAGGCCGTTTTTCTTCGATTTTAGACAGCATATTATGGATTAGTTGACCATGTAGAACATTGTCGTGTAATTCAGGGAATCGCTTTGAAAATGTGTCTGTTATGAATAATGATAGAACATCTAGTTGTTGTTCTGTTTTTGAAGATGCAATCCACTTGCATATTTCTTCGTGGGTTTGTACTGCGTTTAGTTTCATGATTTTATTTTTGTTTATTGATTAATGAATAAATATTAGTTTGCGCATGCTTTAAGTAAAAATGAAACGATAATAGCCAATACCATTGCTTTAATACAAGCGTCCGACCATTCGTAAATCTCATTATCCCTAAACTCTTTTTCTATTTTTTTCTGAATTCTTAGCTTTTCTTCGAATTCCTTTGTGTCTATGTTCATGTTGCTTTTTTAATTCCACTGAGGATTGAAGTTATAAAAATATTGTTTGTTTGCTTTGATTGTTGCAAGTTCAAATTCTTGTTGACGTAGGGTATCTTTGAGCATCTTAATTATTCGCGGGTCTGATTCTTTGGCTATTCTTTCGCGCGTCATTGGAATGACTACAATTAAGACTTCTAATCGACTTGGTAATGGTTTATAACTCATTTTCGGTTAGATTATTTGCGTTATCGGTTAATTCAGTTGATAAGTCATAAGGCGCGAAAAGTACAATGTTTGCGAGTAGTGTAGCTATTGAGGCTGTGATACATACGGCAAATAAAATGATTGTTTGTAGTTGCATGATGATTTATTTTAATTCTTTATAGTTATTTTGAAGCCATACACTAAAATCTGATGGTGTAGGGTTATTTTTAATATACCTTTTAACAGCGTTGGTTAGGTTTCCTAAATACATTCTGTTCTCATGCTTAAATACGCTGATTTCTTCACAGCTATCAATTAAGTTGAGTAGTCTTGATGTTTCTTGGTCATATTTAAATTCTTCACCTTTATTAGAGCCCATTAGCCCGTTTGATATGCCTTTTCTTATTTCGTTTTCCATGATGATTTATTTTTATGCTAAATTAAGGGTTATTTTGGTAATTGCAAAGTTTTGAGAGGATTATTTTTTTACGGCATCTTTTGCCATTAATAATATTGCTTGATTAATCTTTTTTTCTTCAACTTTGGTAAAAGTAGTAGGGTTGCCCCTACCATTTTTACCTCTTATTTTGTGCCGAACCGATTTTATGCTGGGCAAATAGTCTTTGAAGAATTGACTGCTATTTATGTATTTTAGTTTCTGCATGATTAAAATTTTGTAACTAAAGATAGTCG